TCCCCGTTTTCATCGTAGCCTAAAAGGTCATCAAAAAACAAAGTCACTTGATAGGTGTCCCTCCGAGTGACTGGGTTATTGGTTAAGGTTGGCACGGCAAAAAATACCCGTGGAAAAATATTTGTACTATTTTCGCCTTCTTCTGTATAAATTTGAGAACGGACGCGGTCTGATGCCCAGCCAAAGGAAAAGCCGTTTAACCCGTTTACGGCGTCTGTGGCTGCTTCGAATATATTTGCTAATTGAACTAAACTCATTTTTTGCTTTTAGATATATCATCGATTACCTTTTCTTCGGCTGCCTTTGACGCAAGGTATTGAAAGACTTGATACAATTTTGCTTTTTCTGCTGATTCCATCGGTGTAAATCCTGTTAAATTAAACAATCCAGACTCAGCCACTTTCTTAATTGTCAAGTACCAACCGTATTTTTCATTGAGCCTTTCACTTGCTAATTGAGATTTTCCATCGCCCTTTGAAGCATAGAGGTCTGCAAATCTAAGGTATATTTCTCGCTTAACTTGGTCAAAAAAAAAGCAACCTCATAGGATGTCTGCAAGGACATTTGTAAAAAGTCGACTTTGTTTTGCTCAAAGAGTTCGTCGCTGTAATCTTCGCCCAATGGTTTTAAAAGAACCGCCATGATATTAAGCAACCCCTGAGGGTCACCGTTTTTAACTTGGTTCATCGCCTTGTCGTACTGAGCCGCCATTGTAAATTCAAGGAGCGTTGACTTTTCCATTAACCTTTCTGGAAGGGTGTAAACCTTACCGTTAAAATCGTACAGTTGCTTATACTTTGTTTCCGCTGGTGTATTGATGGCGTTCATTATCTTTCCGTAAATGTAAACAAGGTATTTTAATTCTAAGCTATCTGCCACCTTGCCAAAGCAAGCTTCAAGGGGAATGCCTGTAAAATAGTTTACCACCTTTGCCATGTACGGGTATCTTTCTTTTGCCTCCCAGACCTCGTCCATGATTTCCAACCGTTGGGTTAGTTGCTCGTCATTGCTTCGCCATTGGCTGATTAAAGGCGGTAGGAAACGACGTACGTTATCCTTTACCTCTTCCTGTTCCAATGTGTATTCGAGTTTTAAAATAACATACAGTTGTTCAAAGCCTGTTACCTTAACCTTTAACTTCTTTGCATACGGTAATATTTTTTTATAAAGCGCGTCCCTATCATTCATATATTGGATGGCTTGAAGTTCTGTTTTAGGATGCTCAGGCAAAAGATATTTAGCAAAGTAGATGTATTGTTCCAATGTTATATCCTCAGCCGTTTCGGGATAATTGTACTTGATTTGCTTATTACCTATGTTAAATATTACCATTATCTTTTCCTTGCTTTTTTGGTTATCACGGGAATGTTATCGGCTAATAAATCGCCATTGGTTTCGGTTGTTGTAGGTATAAAAGGAATCGGTTCGGCTTTGGCATGACTAACAATCGGAAGGCTGGGCGGTCGTGACCATTCCCGTTTAATTCCGTTCCCTGTTAGCTTAACGGCTTTTTCAAGGTGACCTCGCATTTGCAATAATCTTTTGCGTTGCATCGGCTTATCAATGATTTCTTGCGTAACCTTTTCGATTAAGTCAATGATAATTATTGCCTTTTCTTTATCTGTCATATTTCTTTGTTGTAAGTTTCGTTGTAATATTTATTTGCATATTTATCGTAATGTGAATATTCAAGACCATAAGGTAAAGCCGACATATAAGCCTCCGTTATCTGCTCTTTTTCCATTTCTTTGGCTTGTTCATATAATTCAAAATATAAAGAACAAAATTTATTTAAATTTATTTCTTTATTTTCTAATTTACTTTTAAGTTTCCAAACATTATCAGAAAACCATTCAACCGCCGTTTGTTTTTCCATTTTCGTTTTAATTAAATGCAAGTAAATCGCTGCCTTGTGCAAGTCTTGAAAATATATATCTAAGGGAATCGCACCCGTGGTTATCGGCGTCTAAGGGCGTGGAAGATTTGCGGTCGTTCCAAATGTAATTCCTTAACTCATGCTTTAAATTATACGACTCAGGGGTCACAACAATGGTATAATCCAGCATCTTTTTTATTCCTTCCACGATTGACCCAGCCCCTTTGTCTGCCTTTTGCACATTCAAGCCCCGTTGTTGCAACGCCTCAATTAAACGTGGTTCGCTTGTGTCTGCGATTATCAAAGCGTTGGGACTAACATAATGATTCATTTGTTCAATGACTGCCTCATAAGAAAGGGACTGTTTATAAATGATTTCCTCCACGTATATTTTCTTTGCCCCTTTGTCAACCGCTACCTTAACCAATGCCAACGGGTCGGGGTAGAATCCAAAGTCTAAGCCGTAACCAAAAGGTAGGCTAATATCGAACTCCCCCTCAACCCAGTTGTCAAATATTACCCCTTGTTTCTTGTCTAACCATTTACCTAAGAATCTATGCCCGTATGCCTCTGGTGACTTCTTTTTAATGGCTTCAATCTTTGCGATGTAATCTTTACTTAGGTTGTGGTAATTATCAAAGTACGTTGTATGTATGTGCGTTATGTCTGGGTGAGTGCTTATCGGTATCATTTGCCCGTCAATCGTTTCCATGCGATGCGACTTTGCAAACCAGCGTTTCCAAATCCAATGCTCCACGTCCTGAGGGTTCATGACAAGTATTACAATGTTAGGCGTGTCAGGCATACGAATTGATTCGTCAATGGTATCAAAGTCCTTTTCGCTTACAAATTCTTCAGCCTCATCAACGATGAACACGTTTAACGCGGGTATCGATTTTAACTTTGCCGTCTGGTTTCCAGAACTTGTCTTAATGCCTGAGAATATTATTTCACTCCCCGTTACCTTGTGGCTTATTTGCGCGTTGGTCATTTGAAATTCATCACCGACGCCAAGCAAGTCTATCTTTTCACGGAACTCAGGTATAACGGAAATGTTAGCACTTGATAAGGTATAACGTGTAAAAAGAACCTTCCACCCTTTGTTTGCCAAAAGCATATTACAAGCCCAAAGCCCCACGGTAAATGACTTTGCCGAACCACGTCCCCCAGTTATAAGAAAATAACGTGTCCGAGGTTGCCAAAGGGCTTCGTACTTTTCACTAACCTTTATCTGCATCCTTTGTAAAAATTATCGTTGGAACAGTCACCTTTTCCCCCTGTGTCGTTATGTCAATGTTCTGTTTGCTTTTCCCATAGGCACGGTCAAGGAGTAACTGAGCCGCCTTAATGTCACCCTTTGCCGCCTGTTCACGTAGCTTCATGATAATGGCTTCGGCTGCGGTAATACCGTCCTTTTCCTGACCCATGACATTTGCCATTATTAGGTCAAGGGCTGGGAGTTTCTTAGGGCGTCCGTTGGGGTTGCCTGATTGACCTTTGACAAATGGTTTTGGGTTATCCGATGGTTTAATTGGCATGACTGTATTATGACTGTTTAATTAAAAACAAAAACTCATTCCTTGCTTTGTCATCATCTTTAAAAACACCCAGTAACTTTGTTGTAATTGTCCATGTATCATGCTTCTTTACTCCTCGCATACACATACAAAGGTGCTGGGCTTTTAAAGAAACTGCAACACCTTTACAATTCAATTCACTTTGTAATCTTTCTGCAATTTGGGTTGTTATCCTTTCTTGATTTTGCAGCCTGTTAGCATATAAATCAACGCATCTTGCCAACTTACTTAATCCAACTATTTTATCATTTGGAACATAAGCTACATTTGCAACCCCAAAAAAAGGAGCAACGTGATGTTCGCACAAAGAATAAAAAGGAATGTTTGTTTGAATAATCATTTCATCTGTTCCCTCTGCGTCAAAAGTTGTAAAATTAAATTCCTTAGGTGTTAAAAATTCTTTTAGGAATTTAATATATCTTTTTGGCGTTTCCTTTAACCCGTCTCGATTTGGGTCTTCCCCTAAGTATTGTAAAATCCTTGTAAAATTATCTTCGATTGGTGTTTCGTTTTGTTCCCAAGGGAAAACCAACCATTTGTCTTGTAATTCATTTTCTGTTTGTTTATTAAATAAACCTATAAAAGGTTTATTGTATTTTTCATAATTAATTCTTGTTTTGCCGCTATCGATTAAATCGTCAATAATAATATCAGCATCCTGAGGGTTTGAAACAGGATTTAACATAGCCGATATATAAGCGCCACCTCGAGGAACACCATAGTATTTTAAAGACATATCTAATAATGATACTCTTTTTTTTATCTCTTCCCAGCTTACAATATATTCCATAATTTATGTTGTTGTACTGATAATTTCCATTTTGGATTTTGTAAACAAAGATTTACACAATGCTTTAAATTATTGTTATTTATAGTAAAACCGTCTGAATGAGGCGAAATCCAATAATATTCAGCCTTTATTAATGGTTGAGGTATTTCTTGCCCTTCATGTCTTACATACCTTAATTCAGTTACTCCATTAGGATAATTTTTTTTAATAACGTGTTCTGCAACCTTTGGAGAAACACAAATAAAATCAATTCCTTTTGGTGATGCATGCAAACCACTTGTTTCAACTGCTTGATAATAACCATTATTTTTAAAATACGTTATATGTTTTTCTGTTAACTGGTCTAATGGTTCTCCTCCAGTCCATGTAATTTCTTTACAATCAATATTTTTGTTTTTTAACCAATCTAATATTGATTCTAATTTCCATTCTTTACCACTCTCAAATTCTGTGTCACATCTTATTCCTAAAGCATAACAAGCGCTTGCAGCTTTGCAACCTTGAAGTCTTATAAAAAATGTAGGCGTTCCAGCCCTTGCTCCTTCACCTTGAAGTGAATAGAATATTTCTGATATTTTAAGGCTCATATGTAACTGTTGATGAAAGCGTTTCCGCTAATGAAATTTTAAAAATCGGTAAATTAGAATTATTCCTTATCTCAGTAAATAACCAAACTGCCATATTCTCAGCACTTGTTTCAAATGGAAGAGTAATGTAAGGTTCATTAGCTAATGACAAAATATTACATAAATCATCGTTTTCATACAATAATAGCCAATGACAATATTTTTTAATAATTGGCTCAACTAATTTATCTATATCAGAAAATAATAAGGTAACTCCACTTTTTTTATTTATTTCTTCAAATTTAAATGAACAAACCACCTTATAAGTATGTCCGTGAATACGACCACATTTTTCATCTGCATTTTTATTTCTATGAGCTGCATAAAAATGATATTTTTTTTCTATTTGTATCATATCCAGTTATTTTTTTTTGCTTCGTAAAAACCTTTTACTCTTAATTCAGTCGCTGGGTTGTTATTTATTCCCATTCCCCATTCATTCATATCTTGACTCCCGTTATAATCAGTCAAAGTATCATTTATAATAACATTTAAACAGCCTAAATCTTTTGCAAGTTTCCATGTCTCAGCTTTGTTTATATACATTAATGGAGTATGTATTCTAAAATCTCCATTACCGTATGCAAGTGATAAAACGTTTTGCATTGCGTCAATACTCGTTCTTCTACAATCAGGATATCCTGAGTAATCTGTCTGACAAACACCAGTAATAATATCATTTATGCCTAAATCACTTGCATAACTTCCAGCTATTGACAGGAAAAGGATATTTCTACCACTTGTAAATGATGCTGGTAAATCTGAGTTTATATGACTTTTATTATTATGGTTTGTTTTCTCTGTTAAACTTGATTTAGCTAAAAGCCCTTTTATGTTAAATATTTTATATTCAACACCAGCGTCTAAAGCAATTTTTTTAGCCTGTTCAAGTTCTTTTATGTGCATTTGTCCGTAATCAAAACCAATGGCATAAATTTTATCAAATTGTTTTTTTGCCCAATAAAGACAAGTCGTTGAATCTTGCCCTCCACTTAATAAAATTACTGCTTTCATGTTATAAATTATTTTCTGCGTATTTTGAAAATTTAACCCATTCGCTAAAATTATGAAATGCAACTTCAGTTGACTTTACTCTATAACCATCTTTTTTGTTTTGTTTTTTCATTGTTTTACCGTCAAACATATATACTGACCCAAACCTATTGCCCGATAACCAACTTGTACTATCAACTGAATAAAATTTGTATTTTTCTAAACCTTTTAAATTTGTAAATCCTAAGCCGTGAACTTTGCAATTATTTTCTTTTGCTATTTTTAATAGAGGATAAAAAACATCGTATTCACTTCTTTTTATTTCTTGAGTTACAATACCACCAATGGCTACATAATCATAATCTTTGCACATTTGCTTCCAATAATCCAGACCTCTACTTTTATGCCAAACTGGAATACATTTTCTTTGACTTGTTTTTTCTAATAAATCTCGTAGTCTTTCAACTTCTTTTAAACCTACAATAGGGTCAATATCTAATTCAAAAAATAATTTAATATCGTGTTGTTTTATAAACTCACCATATTTAATAACATATTCCTCCCAGTTTATTTTTTTATCTTTAATTAAGTTTAAAAAAGTAAATGCACCAGAATCTAAAAGAAAATTTTTAAAATGAGGTAATAAAGGAATCATATATTTTTGTGAGCTCATGTGATAATATGATTGTAAAATATAAATATCTTTTAAATAGATATTAAATAACTCTTTTTTATTGCCATCATTTCCAGCTAAATATAATTTCAAATTATTGTCTTTTTTTATTTTTAATCTACTCCCATTATTTTCTGCTAAATCTGGGCTTGCACCAGCCAAATAAAGAATCATAATCCTAAGAGTTTAAAAATAATTTGTTCTTTGCTTCCAGAGTGTTTTTTTAATGCCTCATTAACTTCATTGTAATCATCCTCGGTATATTCTAAAGTAATTTTAAATTTTTCTTCCTTTTGCTCATTGCTTTCTTCAAAGAAATCATCCAAGTTTACATCATTATTAAACTGCGGTATATCCAAGCCCCATGCCTCTAAGTCTACCACCTCCCAATCGTTCGCAAGTGTGTCCCAGTCCCATTCACCGAAAGCTACATTGTCCGCAATGATAAACCGCTTCTTTTCCTCCTCGGTTAAATCGATGCTTCGCTTTACCCATGCCTCGTCTATGTCATTAAATCCAAGTTCTTGTAAAGCCCTGAGTCTCATATTTCCTCCAAGCACCACATTGTTTTCATCAATGACCATTGGGCGAAGGGAAAGCATCTTTGGAAACTCCGTGATACTTTGCTTTAGCTTTTGGAACTTGTCATCCCTGAGAACCCGTGGGTTGTTAGGGTTTGGTTTTATATCCTTTAATTTCATATAGCGTTTAATACGTTTATCCTTAATTCATTTACCTTAACCAAATCCCTTTCTTCCTTGAGCCATTTGCGTCCAGCCTCTAAGTCAACAAAGTAAGCATCATCTTTGGTTAAAGCCTTAGTAAATTTGTGGATTAAATCTAATTCGTTCTTGTAAGTCCTTACCCCAGCTATGTTAAACTCCTTGATTTCCTCTGGTGCGTATGAAATACAACCAGCAACCAACATTTCCATTGCAAAATTATTTGACTTCGCTTGATTAAAATTGTCAATCGTCAAAGGAAATACGCCATAGTGTGGCGCTGAGTGTTTAACCATTTCAAAGTATTGGAACAATGAATTATTCCACGGTACAATAATTGCCTTAGGGTACAATGTTTTACCGAGCCAATCAGCTAAACCAACCATTCCTAATTCAACCTTATCGTTTTTTTGTAACTCAATCCAAAAGTTTTTAACCGTTGCAAGGTCTTCAAGGTGCGTTTGGCTTCCCCGCCACATAACTCGTTTCTTTGCGTCCATCAACTTATCCCTTTTTACAGGCTGCATCGGTGTAACGGTAAAGTCAATAGCATTCGGAACAACGGTAATTTTATCTTTGTCAAAAAACTGGGAGTAAAATTCTTTAAGGTACGGAGTTGAGGTCATTACCCAATCGGCATATTTGAAAGCCTTTTCGACAGACTCTTTTACCTGAGGTTTGTTGAAATGTTGGCTTGCTGGGTTGGCTGGACTTACCTCGTGTAAAAGGTCGTCATGGTCTAAAATTATCTTCTTACCCATTCGCTTAACCTCATTAATCATTCCAAGTAAATCGTTACCGTTGGCGCGCTGGAAGATAACAACATCAACGTCGTAAAAATCATACCACTTAACGGTATCAGGGTTAATCATTTTAATGGCAAACTGTGGATAAATATCTCGAAGCCTAATAAATGGATTAA